ATATGGCATTCGATGACCTCCTCGATGCCCTGCAAGCCGCATATCCGAACGGACGCCACTATTCTACCAATGCTCGGCGCGCTTTGGCTTACCAAGCACACTTCCAACGCATCAAGATGATCACAGAAATCCGCAATGACTTTCTGGAAGTCGCATTTAGGATCGACCAACAATGACTGGTGACCCCAAGCCGACAGGACGCCCGCCCAAGTATCCGTGGCGCACCGTCGAGATCGGTGAATCGTTCTTCGCACCCGGTCGGAGTTCCAAATCGCTCCAGCACGATGCCGCTCGATACCATCACCCACGCCGCTACACTTGCCGCAAGATCAGCCTCAGAGGCATCATCGGCACCAAAGTCACGAGGACCGAATGACCGACTTCGCCGTCAAAGTCACCGTTCGCAATGCCAGACTCCTTCGCGCCATCAAGGCCGCAGGGTTCAAATCACAAGCCGAGTTCGCCAAGTTCATCGGCACCACGCCTCAACGCATTGGCGAACTTCTCAACTTCAAGCTAAAGCCCATCGCCAACGGCGACTGGTCATCCCTCGCAATGGACATCTCCTCCGCACTTCGCATCGAGCCGGAAGAACTCTGGCCGCATCACATGCGAGACTTGCTCACCGCCCGCAACTCCATCGAGGCCGAGATCGACGCCGAGCAACTCGCCCAGATCGCCGCACCGTCGAGCCTGGAAGTGGACAAGCCGCTCCTTGCCAAGCTGGTCGCGGCCATCACCCACCCACGCCGCCGCGCCATGATCGAAGCCCGCTTCGGCCTCACCGGCGAACCGGAAAGGACGCTCGAAGAGATCGCCAAGGACTATGGCGTCACCCGCGAACGCATCCGGCAGAACGAATGGAAGGCCATCCGCGAGATGAGGGAAAAGGCAAGACGCATGGGCATTGAAGTGCCAAAGCATCCATATCGGTATTGATCCTCCTGCGGTTTACTTCTCCCGCCGCAGCAACTCAGCCCCGCCCTTGTGGCGGGGTTTTTTTATTGCTATCTCACTAAAAATTGGAGTTTTCCGAAACTAACAAAACATTGATTAGATGGTAAAAATGACAGCGAGCAAAAAAGACGCATTTACTAAACTAGAAGTTACATATCGCCCAATCGAATCACTCATCCCCTATGCCCGCAATAGCCGAACCCACTCCGACGCCCAAGTGGCTCAGATTGCCGCCTCGATCCGTGAGTTCGGTTGGACAAATCCCGTCTTGATCGACACGGAGGGAGGCATCATCGCAGGTCACGGGCGTATCATGGCGGGACGCAAGCTTGGCATCAAGGAAGCACCGTGCATTGTACTTGACAATCTTACAGACGCTAAACGCCGAGCCTACATCATCGCTGACAACAAGCTCGCCCTTAACGCCGGATGGGATGTCGAGTTACTGAAGATCGAGTTAAAGGACCTCGACGCCGAAAAGTTCGACCTGACGCTGACGGGCTTCGAGATTGGCGAACTTGCTACGTTATTCGATGAGCAACCAGAAGAAATGGAAATCAAAGAAGAGCAAACAAAGGGAAGTCTAGCAGACCGCTTCGGTGTTCCGCCATTCTCTGTGCTAAACGCACGCGAAGGATGGTGGCAGGATCGCAAGCGGGCGTGGCTGGCAATAGGTATCCAATCAGAGCTTGGACGCGTGAAAATGGATTTCATGCCGCACCGGGAGGGTCTCCAATGGTCAGCGGCTATGACAAGGACGGCAAGAGATTAACTGGCCTCAAAAATATTGGCGGGGGCAATGGCAAAACGTAAAGCAGCAACTTTTGGTCAAGACCTAATGAGAGGCGAGCATATTGTCGGAGGGGGGGCATGAGTAAAACAAACGTTCGACCAGGAGGCGGAGGCAACGAAGCTGGACGCGCCTTAAATGAAAAATATACTGGAGGAGATGCTTGGGGTTCCTCTGGAGAAGGTTCATCAGGAACATCAATCTTCGATCCGGTACTTTGCGAACTCTCTTATCGCTGGTTCTGCCCGCAGGGCGGCTTGATCCTTGACCCGTTCGCGGGCGGATCGGTGCGCGGGATCGTGGCGAGCAAGCTCGGTCGTCGATACTTCGGCTGCGATCTTCGCGCCGAGCAAGTCGAGGCCAACCGTGATCAGGCCGCCCGCATCTGCGACGAGCCGCTGCCGGTCTGGCATTGCGGAGACAGCCGAGACATCGTGATCCATGCAGCAGGCACCGAGGCAGACTTTCTCTTTTCCTGCCCGCCTTACGCTGACCTCGAAGTCTACTCGGACGATCCGCTAGACCTCTCGACGCTGGCCTACTCAGAATTCCGCGAGGCCTATTCCCAGATCGTTGCGGAAAGCGCCAAGCTGCTCAAGAACGACCGCTTCGCCTGCTTCGTCGTGGGCGAGGTGCGCGGCAAGAACGGCAATTATTACGGCTTCGTGCCGGACACCATCGAGGCTTTCCGTCGTGCTGGACTTGCCTTCTACAACGAAGCAATCTTAGTCACTTCTGTTGGATCACTTCCAATCCGCGCCGGGAGGCAGTTTGATTCGGCCAGGAAATTTGGCAAGACGCACCAAAACGTCCTCGTTTTTGTTAAAGGAAACGCAAAGCGCGCAACTGAAACTATTGGGCCTGTAGAGTTTGGCGAGATAAAAGATGAATCCGCCATTGGCGAAGTCGATAAGAACGAAGAAAGCCAATGGGGCGAGAAGCTGTGATCGGCATTGGCCACAACTCTGGAGAACTTATGCCCGATCCCGTCGTGATCGAACACGATGGCATCCATGTGGTGCGCGACGATCTGGCCGGTGGCGGGACAAAGGCGCGGTTCTTAGTCAAGCTGTTCGAGAAGTCCGACGAGATTGTCTATGCCACGCCTGCCGAGGGCGGCGCTCAATCGGCGCTGGCATGGGCCGCCCGCGTGACCGGCAAGCGGGCGACATTGTTCGTTGCCAAGCGGGCCAATCCTCACCCCCGCGCCCTGATGGCGAAAGCCCTCGGCGCGACGGTCTATCAGGTCGCGCCGGGTTATTTGACCGTAGTCCGCAAGCGGGCGCAGGATTATTGCGCGGCGAACGGAGCGGTCCACGCGCCATTCGGCTTGAACACGCCCGAAGCCATCGAGACAATCGCGGCGGCAGCCCGCTCGACCGGCCTTGAGCCCGACGAGGTGTGGTGTGCGAGCGGATCGGGCGTGCTTGCCCGCTCGCTGGCTTTGGCATGGCCCAAGGCGCGGCGGCACGTTGTGCAGATCGGCCGGACGCTGACGCCCGACGAGGTGGCCGGTGCGACGATCCACATTCACCCGCTGGCTTTCGGGCAGACCTGCCGGGCGCGGGTGCCGTTTCCGAGCGATCCGCATTACGACGCGAAGGCTTGGGAGATTGCAAAAGCCCGCCGGGGGGCGGGCCTTGTTGTTTTTTGGAATGTTACAGGTAAACCAGAAATTGCAAATATTAAGCGTTAACAATATGCTGAGAGCGATCTTCTTCCGTCACCGCATAAATCATGGTTCGCTTGTCGCCAAATGTAGCGCCAAAAGCACAAGCATCCTCAAAGGTCTTAAACTCTTTGCGAATCCGATTCTGAGGCCTTCCGCCCCGAACCGCCGTGAAATAAGCCGCATTGTTAAAGCAAAACTCTTGGGCTGGGGTTTCAAATTTGGGGTGCATACTCTCTCTCCTTGCTATTTTTTGCAGATTAGCAAGATTGCAGAAGGTTGCAACAGAAAATGACCGAAAAACCAAAGCACCCAGGAGGCAGACCACCAATAGGCCGCGACGAGCGAATCGCTCAAGTAGTGCAACTTCACACGCTTGTCGGGACTCCCCAACCAACGCTTGCCAAGATACTCGGCATGGCAACCGAGACCATGAGTAAGTACTATCGCGATGAACTCGACACCGCTAAGGCACAGGCCAACGCGCAAATCGCAGGGCGGCTCTATAAGAAGGCAATGGACGGCGATACTACTGCCATGATCTTTTGGCTTAAGACGCAAGCCAAGTGGCGCGAGACCATTGACATCTCTAACGATGACGGTTCGCTCCAGCAAGCCCCGATCCAGCAGGCAGTCCTTATTGCATTGAACAAGATGCAGGACATTGAAGAAGCAGAAGATGCTGAAGGCAGATGACTATGCGCTTTTAGCGGCAAAGCTGCACAACTTTAGCCGCTATATGTTCCGCTCGAAGCGCAACATCGACATGCTAGACAACTGGCATCAAGCCCGCATCTGCAAAGCATTGCAGCGCGTATACACGGGCCGCACAAAGCGGCTCATCATTAACGTGCCGCCTCGATCCGGCAAGACTGAGATCGCAGTCAAGGCATTCATCGCCTGGACTATCGGCCTTCATCCTGATTCAGAGTTCATTCACGCCAGCTATTCAAAGCGCCTCGCCACATCCAACGCCTACGACATCCGCGCGATGATGCAGCACGAAGCCTATAAGCTCGTCTTTCCGTGGGTCTCGCTTCAAGACGATAGCAAGGCCAAGGACGAGTTCCGCACCACGGCTGGCGGCATTGTCTACGCAACAGGCGCGGATGGCACCATCACCGGCTATGGCGCTGGCAAGATGCGAGAAGGCTTCGGCGGTGCGATCATCATCGATGACCCGCACAAGGCAGGTGAGGCAACCTCGCCCATCATGCGCCAGAACGTGATAGACTGGTATCAGACCACGATACAATCGCGCCTCAACAAGACCGACACTCCGATCATTGTCATCATGCAGCGGCTCCACGAGGATGATCTTTCCGGCTGGCTGCTTGGCGGCGGCTCCGGTGAGAAGTGGGATAGTCTCGTCATCCCTGCCCGTGATCCCGATGGATCATCGTTCTGGCCGGAACAATTTCCGCCCGAGATGCTCGACCGCCTGGAGCAATCCAGTCCCTATGTGTTCGCTGGCCAATACATGCAACGCCCAGCCCCGCTTGGCGGAGGCATCTTCAAGGACGAATGGTGGCGGTTCTATGAGGCAATGCCACCGCTCAAGTGGCGTGCGATCTATGCCGACACCGCGCAAAAGACAAAGGAGCAGAATGACTATTCCGTCTTTCAATGCTGGGGCCAAACGCAAACCGGACAAATCGTGCTGCTCGATATGGCACGCGGCAAGTGGGAGGCTCCGGAACTGGAAACGATGGCTAGGGCATTCTGGAAAAAGCATTTGGCAGCATCGGACAAGGGGCCGCTTCGAGCCTTCAAGGTCGAAGACAAGGTGAGCGGTACCGGCCTGATCCAGAAGCTGAAGCGTGAGGGCATTCCGATCATTCCGATCCAGCGAAACACCGACAAAGTGACACGTGCATTCGATGCCGCGCCCTACGTTCAATCCGGCAACGTCTACATCATGGACAACATTAATCACCTGGCCGATTTCATGTCCGAGGCCTCGGTCTTTCCCAACGGCACACATGATGATATGATAGACGCCGCAATGAGTGCAATTTCCGATATGACCGCGCCGCAGTCTGCTCCTGCGGTTCGCGCCTTGTGAGGTTATCGATGGGACTTTTTGACCGTTTCCGCCGCCCGCAAGAGCGCAAGGAATCCGCTGCCGCCAAGCTGATGGTGATCAATCCCGGCCAAGCCGTGTGGTCTCCACGAAACTACGAATCCTTTGCCAAGGAAGCCTATGGCAAGAACGTGGTGGCATATCAGGCCATCAACCGGATCGCTGATGCTATCGCATCCGTCAATCTTGGCGTCTACCGTGGTGAGACAGAACTGGTTGACCATCCGCTCATCACTTTGCTCGAGCGCCCGAATCCGCTTCAGTCCTATTCCGATTACGTTCGCGCCAAGGTGTCGTTCCTGATGATCGCGGGCAACGGCTACGAAGAACGGTTTATGGTGGGCCGCGAGGTCAAGGAGCTTTACCAGCTTCGCCCTGACCGCATGAAGATCGTTCCGTCCTCCAATGGCATCCCGTCTGCATACGAATATACGCTAGGCCAGAACAAGGTGCGGTGGGAGATGGACCCGCGCACGCTCACCTGCGATGTGCGGCACTTGAAGCTGTTCAACCCGCTGAACGACTGGTACGGAATGAGTCCAATCGAGGCAGGTTCCTACGCCATCGACCAGAACAACGAAGCCATGAACTGGATGCAAGCGTTGCTTCAGAACTCGGCACGCCCTTCCGGTGCGTTGACCGTCAAGGATTCCGGCACGCTATCTGACGAGAATTTCAACCGCCTCAAGGCCCAGATCGAAGAGCAATATTCCGGCTCCTCCAATGCCGGTCGCCCGATGCTCCTCGAAGGTGGCCTCGACTGGCAGCAGATGGGCTTGTCGCCGACCGACATGGGCATTATCGAGGTGAAGTTCTCCTCGGCCCGTGACGTTGCCCTAGCCTTCGGCGTACCCCCGCAGTTGCTCGGCATTCCTGGCGATAACACTTATTCCAACTATGCCGAGGCCCGTCTGGCGTTCTGGGAAGACACGGCGCTCCCACTGCTTCAGATGATCGTAAACGATTGGAACGCATGGCTCGGATCCATCTACGGTGTCGAGATCAAGCCAGACATCGATAGCATCCCGGCCATTGCCGAGAAGCGGCTTTCGATGTGGCAGATGGCTGACCAGTCACAGGACCTCACCATCAATGAACGCCGCGCGCTCAAGGGCTATGGGCCGACCGATGGCGGTGACACCTTGTTCGTGGCGTCTAGCCAGATTCCGCTTTCGCTTGCCGAGGGTGACGTCACCGGAGAGACCAGCATGGCAGTGACCGGAACAACGAGCGTGCAGGAAACGGCGCTCAACGGCGCACAGATTGCATCAATGGTGCAGATCGTTCAGTCCGTTGCCGATGGCATGTTGCCAGCAGAAAGTGCAATTCAAATGATGCTGGTTGCATTCCCCGGAATGGACGAAGCAGAGGCCCGTTCGATCATCACGCCAGCGGCATCATTTGAGCCGCGCCTCACCGAGACAGACATCAAGGCACTGGCCTATGGCTCGAAGGCTCATTGATTCCAACACCCGCCGCGAGGTGCGCCGTCAAGGCGCATTGCTCGATAAGCTGACGGCTCAATTCCGTGGCCGTCTTCAGCGCGAGATCGCAACCGCCATGCGTGAGATGGTCGAGCATTGGGAGCAGACCGGGAACGTCACCTTGCCGCGCGATTTCCGTGACCGCATCGAGGCGACCTATCGCCAGATGGCAATTGCCTCGATCACCATGTTCGGCTCTCGCATCATGGAGCAAGCCAAGGCCCGAGGCTTGAAGCTAGAGACCAAGGAAAGCTTCGCCCAGATCATGACGCGCAGGGCGTTGCGCTTTATTGAGCAAGAGGCGATTCGCCGCCGCATCACAGAGGTTACTGAAACCACGCGCGATCAAATCATTAGGGCAGTTCGGAAAGGCTATGAGGACGGCTTGGGCCAACGCGGCACCGCTTCATACATCCTCGATCTGGTGCCGCAGATTTCGTCCTACAGGGCTGAGATGATCGCCCGCACCGAGACGCACGGCGCTGCCAACTATGGTTCACAGGAGGCCGCAAAGCAGACTGGCTTGCCATTGTCCCGCGAGTGGCTGGCTGCTGCTGATGACCGCACCAGAGA